CTGGGAAGCCGGGAAAGCACCTCACTGGTTAGGTGAGGCGTCTCCATTTATGGAGCACCTCTCCGACTTACGAAGTGTTAATCCCCTCTACACAAACTATATGATTAAGAGAGAAATCAATATTATTAAAAAGAATGTGTCTTCAACTTTTAAGAAGAGCAAACTAAATAATAAGGTTGACTCCCTCTTAACCAAGGTAGTAGGTGTAGTGAGTTGGCTCATTAGAGAGGGTTTCAGACCAGAAATCCAATCTAGTGAACAACTCATCCGGGAAATCAAGACTTTAATAGTTAAGTTGACTCGAATCCTAAACGATAGAGGACCTCTAGAATTCTTGAGTTATATCAAGAAGACTAGAAGTCTAATATCGTGTTACCTGTCAGGTAACAGGGTAGATCATCTTGGCGTAAAGGTTACCAATGATGGTATACCTCAAGTTCTAGGTGACCTGATAAAGTACGTACGTGGGAGATGTTGCCCAGAAATGGCCATCATCTACACAGTACTATACTCTACCAGATCACTGAATCTAGGAGGAAAGGCTGATATCAACTCTGTGGTGTCACCTTGCCGCCCTCTTGAAATAGTAGAGGCACGTCAAGGCAGTCATCACAGGGAAGATACTATCCGATCCTTCTGGAGTGAACTTGGGTTTAGATCATCATCTAGGGTACCTAAGCAAGTCCTGTTTACTGATTTTCACCTCACTTCGAAGAGTGGCCCTAACGGGCATGCTCTTCTTAGCTCCTACCAAGACTTTATGAGTCTTCCTTCTGGTCTGAAGGAGGATCTTAAAGTATTGGGTGGTAAAGTGTTTATCAGACGGATGTACGAGCTTGAATCCCTGATTCCTAGTTTAACCAGGAACTCATCTATCAATACCAGAAAAGGATCAATTCGAAGAATTGTCTCCTTCCCTGATAAAGAAGATAAGTTCCGAGTGATAGCGATTATGGACTACTGGTCTCAGACCGTACTCCGTAATCTCCATCACTGGTTAAATAAGATTTTAGGGACGATACCTCAAGATTGTACCTTTGACCAAGGGTCCTTCATCACTAAGTTAAGAGGAGCTAAGGTTTTCTATAGTATCGACCTTACGGCCGCTACCGATAGATTCCCTATAGCTCTTATTAGCAAAGTTTTGAGAGGAGTTCTTCCTGCTTCTTATGTTGAGGCCTGGGAGAGAGTGATGATTAGTCACCCGTTTGAGTACCCACAGGGTAGGACAACACTATCCTACGCTGTAGGTAACCCAATGGGTGCCTACTCATCCTGGGTATCTTTCGCAGTCGCACACCATTACCTGGTGTACGAGTGCGCTAGAGACCTAGGTATCTCCTGGTCCCAATTACCATATTGTCTCCTAGGAGATGATGTAGTAATTGGACATAAGGAGGTGGCAGAACTCTACACCTTTAAGATCCAATCTCTTGGTGTTGAGATAAGTAAGTCTAAGACTCACATATCTGAACACTTTATGGAGTTTGCTAAACGCATATTCTATAAAGGCCAAGAGATATCACCTTTTCCTATTTCAGCTCTAAAAGAGAGTGAAAAGAGATGTTATCTCTTAACATTTCTCTTTGAGGACTGTCGTAAGAAGGGTTGGATCCCACAAAGGGAGACCCCGTCACTCGTGCTAGGTTACTATCGAGATGTCCTCAAAGTTCGTTCTCGACAAAGAAAGAACTTTGAAAGATACTCGAGACTTTCCTACTTTGTCAACAAGTTGACAAGGGATCCGGTTTCGGCACATGAGGATTTGGTGACCCTCATGTGGCAAAACCGCTATCCTATTCCCTTTCACTGGATGGATGAGGATGGGAAGATTGACCGTAAGGTCACTCACCTCATACTCTCACAAACAGTGTTAGAGATCTACAGGAAAGCCCGGTATGACTTTGGTTCAACCTTTGTAGATAATCGCGGCCGTTGGGCTGCGACTATTACTACATTGGCCAAATCATTGTCATGCCGGAATAGCTTAGCACCTTTAGTGGATGCTCTAGCTAACGATGGATCTTGCCACCCTCCTTTGGCTGCTTTCGCAGCTGTCCAGAGGAGAGCAGATACCATCGCTATGGGGCTAACGCTCCACGCACTCCCAAAGGGTACGTGGAAAGATGTACTATCACTAGTACTTCTTCCTGTTGGTGAAACTGTCTTTAACCAAAGACAGACTCACCGATGGGCGGCAGCCTGCACCACCGTTGGTAAGATACTAGAAAGGGTCATCCTGTCCTGCGAAGAACAGGGTAGACACTTTCGAAATATCCGACTTCCCGGAGAAGAGTCCACTCAGTAATAGTTTGACAAGCTATTACTGACTCTTAGGAGAAATCTTCCTTAATTGGAAGAGGGGTTCCTAAGAGCTTTCCCTCACTTGCGTGAGG